ATAGCGCTAGCTGCTGCTAGTGCATTCATACTGTCATACAGATCTTTACTGTAATCTACTGTGAATGGCGTATCACCATAACTTCCACAGATTTTGTTTTCAATAACATTAATTGTAATCATAATTTAAATTTAATTGGTTAAAAAATATACCGTATTGTATTCCACGGTATTAGTGTGTTGTGTAATTGTTTAAACTGTCTAATATACTCAGACTTCATTCCAAGTTTATATCTAACATTTTCTCCTCCATATTGTGAGCGCTTTAGTTCTTGTTTATCTAGAACCCATAAATCTACTTCTGTTTCTGGGTGTCTACTTACGTTTACTGTGTGCTTCTTAAAATTGTGAGTCAAAAATATACATTCTGATAAAACTTGATCTTTATATGTAACATAATCATTCATCATATCAAATACATATTTATAATCTTCTAGCCATCCATCATATACAATAATAGGGCTATAATTAACATGTACATCGTATCCGGCGTCTATAAATGCATCGATAGCTTTTATCCTATCAATAATTTTACTAGTACCTGGTTCGTGTAGATCTGATTTATGTTGCGGCATAAGACTAAATCTAACCCGTATTTTACCTTCAGGGTTAAACTTAGTTAAGTCAGGATTTACAAATTTAGTTGCAAAACTACCCATAGCTACAGGGTGTGTTCTAAAAAATTCAAATATCCTTTCCCAGTCATGATACTTAGCATGCAACGCAAAATCCTCGTTGCAGCTAATATCATAAGTAGTAAATTCTGGATGAGTTTGATTAGGTTTATCTACAGGTGTAAAATACGCATGATTATTAACTTCAGTCAATATATCACCGGTATTTGTAGCTATAGATAAACCTTTATCTTTGTGGCGTTTCATATAACAGTAAGAACAATTATACAAACATCCGTATCCAAAACTAGGAGATATAAAGTCTGTAGACCTACCAGAAGCTCTTATCAAAAAAGTTTTCCTTATATCTTTAGTTATTAACTTTCCCATGTTTCTCTGGCTTTAGCTCTTAAATAAACTCTAACTTCTTTCTCAAGTTCAGGAGACATGCTACAGTCTCTATCTTCAAGACATTCTAGTTCATCTAACATTGGTTTAACATCTTCTGCAAATTCTACTATATTATCATACTTAGCTAATATAGTCAAATCAGCAGCTTTAGCCTCACTAATATCTGATAAAACAAACAGTTCTTTAGACTTTTGTTCTATTA